GCGAGAATAACCAAGGCACCAGCCATACCGACTAGTCCTTTAGCCATTTCTCCCCACGACATTGTGGCAAATAGTTTCATTGCTCCTGCGATTTCAGTAAGAGCAATGCCTACAAGAATTAAACCAGCGGCAGTAACTGGCATTGAAATAGGCATCAAATTCATCGCTAGGCCAATTACAACAAGAGCTCCGGCAATAGCAACAAGCCCTTTACCTATTTCAGCCCAATCCATCGTTGCGAATATCTTCATTGCACCAGCCAAAATATTCAACGCAATTCCAACCAAAATCAAGCCGGCCGCAGTAATAGGAAGTGTGGCTGGCATAAGATGCATTGCCAAACCAATTACAACCAAAAGACCAGCGATTACAACAAGTCCTTTGCCGATTTCTCCCCAATCCAGCGTGGCAAATACCTTCATTGCCGCACCAAGAATGAGCAAACCAACGGCCATTGCTGTAATACCAACGCCAGCACTAATCATTCCTGGGCTATTTCTCGCCAATATCGGTGTAAATACAGTAAGAAGAGTGAGCATACCGGTAAGGGCAGTCATTCCTCGAGTCAATTCGCCCCAGCTAAGCTCAGCCAAATTCTTAACTGCGTTAGATAGAATAAGAATTGCTGTTGATAACAAAATAAGTCCAGCAGATATGATAGTGAAACTAGCAGCACTACCAGGACCCATAGATAGTTTTGTAAGGACAGCAAAAGAAGCCATCAATTGAGTAAAACCAATGGCCATAGCCGTCAACGCCTTGGTCAAGGCGGCCGAGTCAATCATCGACAATACCAAGACGGAGGCAGTTAGTATTGCAATTGCGCCGGCGATCTTCAAAAGTGCGTTAGCCTTGATGTTTGTTTGCATTGCTTGTAGAACACCGGTAAGTTCCTCGAAAGACTTACCGAGCTTCTCGAGCATTCCGCTACCAATATCAAAACTAAATCCACTTTTGATAAATTTTGCAAGAAGTGCCGCAATTCCACCAAGAAGCGCTGTGTTTAGAGCGTCCAAGACGGCGTTAAAATCGCCCTCTTCCATGGTAGCGGCAATTTTCTGGCCTAGTTCTTGGAACCACGTACTGATGATTTCCCAAACCTTGTCCAGAACTTCAACAATCTTACCAAGAGCGTTCCCAAACGGTTCCCAGATGCCGCCAAGCTTATCAAATATAGCTTTTAGACCTTCGGCTCTATCACTAAGTCGTCCCATGGCCGAGCTAGCCACGTCTGGCGCATTGGAACCTACAGCGCTAAAGAAATCAACGATAGCGTCTTTTAGACCATTGATAAAAGCAATAGGCTTCTCAACAACTTCCGCAAGCATGTCAAAGAACTTGCGGATACCTCCGCCCTCAACAAGAACATCGTTCAATTTAGTTAAGAAATCACCAATACTGCCCGCTGCTTCAAGAAATGCGCCACTACCACCGCCAAGACTGCCAAAAAGTTCAGCAATAAATTTAGCGGATTCTTTAAGAATCGTCCAACCAATTTCCAAAACACCAAACAAACCTCTAAATATGCTTCTCAAATTTTCAACAGTAGCTTGTGTTGGTTGCAACGCTCGTGCAAACTTTTGAAACAGTTGTGTCAACTCGAAGAGACGTGCTCCCGTCATAGGCGGGAAAATATCTCTAAATGCATCCTTAATAGGCCTAAGAATCTCTCCAAGATTCTGAAGTGCTTCTTTCATAGAATCAATAAGAAGAGCACGACCGCCCATAATTTTCCATACACTCAACAATTGATTACGTGCGTCCGCAGACTTTGATACAAATCCGCCAATTGCATTATTAACGCCAGTCCAAAGTTCTTTTGCTTCTGTGAAATTACCGATAATGATCTTAAACGAATCTGCCCACCCAGTACCAACAGCTTCTTTAACCGTACCGATAAGTTGAGTAAACGTTTTAACTTCGGTAGCAGCAGCCTTAGCCATTGCTGCTGTCTTCACAATATTAGAAGCTACGGCTTGCGAATATCCTTTTGCAATTAGCATTTCTTCTGTAAGATCGCCGGTAAATCCAGCGAGAGTAGTAGTTAGAACATCCGCTGTAATCCAACCGTCTTGAAGAGAATCACGAAATGAATTACCAGAATCTTCCCACTCTTTGAAACTTTGATCAACTGGTACATCTGTAAGCGTTTTCATTGCTTTGCCGGTCTCAAACAAAGCAGTCTTGAACGCCTCACCACCCATACCAGCGTTTACAACCGAGTTCCAGTCAATAAGTTTAAGAGAACCAGTTGCAATAGCCTGCGAAAGCTGATACATAGCATTTGAAGCTTGCTCAGCATTAGAACCTGACATAGCTGCGAGGTTTGCAATGCCTTTGATTGATTGAACTGACGTATCCAAATCAACGCCAGCAGCAGTGAACGTACCGATATTCCTTGCCATCTGTCCGAAATTATAAATCGTTTGGTCTGAATATTCATTCAACTTTTGAAGAGCATCATTAACTTGATCTAGCGTGGTACCTTTACTAGCGGTGTTAGCCAAAATAGTTTGGACTGAATTTAGTTGAGTCTCGTATTCCCTAAAGCCTTCGATAACCGGATCAAGCGCAAAGGCTTTAACTACTTGGGCGCCTGCTTGTAATGCTCTAGATGTGATCGTAGCCAATGTTGTAATAGCGACAGTACTCAGAGCCAAAAATTTCTTACTAACGTCTTCAAGACCTTGCGTCATTCCTGAAAATTTAACTTTGTCAGCAGCTGCGTTTACATCAGAAAGACCTTTAGTAGCGCCTTCAAATTTCAAAGCTTTATTAAGCTGACCAATACTGGCTAGCGTAGTTGCCATTTTCCTTTCGAACGAAGCGTTATCAAACTCCATTCGTACGATTCGATCGTCTACACTAGCCATTTATCACCTGCCTCCAAATATCCTCAAGGATCTTGTCGAATACTGGCTGTATCGCTGGATTAATATAATCAATTCCCTCTACATAGCCGCCCGTTCCTGTACCGTGGCCATATTGAAGAATAACGGCAATATTTACACCATTTTCTCTGTGCGTGTTGTACCAACTAATAGCGTGATAACCTTTTTTGTGTGATACTTGATAACCCCATGAATGCGCTGTTTCACCTGTATCTCGTGGTGTCGCCCGAGATAAAGCGTCAACACCCGTACGTCCATGACGATTAAGACTACTGAACAATCTTTCACTCTTCAAAAATTCTAAAAATTTTATAGTTTTATCAAATGAACCAGAAGACGTAGCAGTGATCATAGATCACCTTCTATCGTATGTGACCTGCCGCAGAACCATGATAATTAGCAGAACCAAACGTAAAAATGCCGCCATCAGCACCAAGCATCCAATAACCATCGCCTTCATTATCGAATTCAATATCTACAATTGGCGCATTGAGCTGGATACCTCCAAGTGAACCAGAGAATTGTGCAGCACCGAAAGCGAATACACCTCCGTCTGCCCCACACAACAAATATCCATCGCCTTGCGGTCGTACCGCCATTCCTGTAATAGGTTTGTTTAGTTTCTGACCACCTAGTGAACCAAAAAACGGCGCTTCACCAAAGGAAAACACCCCACCATCGCTTGCTACAATGTAATAACCCTTACCGCTTGGGTGCATGGCGATTTCCATCGCCCCTCCTGTCTGTCCAGGAACCGGAGGCCCTGGCGGTGCTTGACCAATATATTCAGCCACCATTGCTCTGAACAAATTAGCATTCACGCCTTGTGCAGCATCAATTTTGCGAAGCGGTGCCCATTCACGATGTTGACATACATTGTTAACATCTGGGTTACTAATTCCTCGTAACATAGCTGCGTGGCACCGAGCCGCAAGTTTTTGACGTTTAATAGAGAGTAAAGATGTACCATTGTGTTCGATTTCTAAACCATATACTGATGAATTTCCAGATAGACCACGCCATGAACCCTTACCTGCATGATTTGCAGTTCCAGCAGCAATTACATAAAATATGTCATTCTCATCACGTTCTCTAGATTGCATGACGTTTGCCAACGGGGCAATGGGCGAACCTGACGTAATGTATTTCAATGACGCAATAGGATTAATACCGCCTGCTGCTGTATGATGATTGACAGAACCTCGTGGATTAAAACTGTCACTACCTCGAGTTTGCCATCCTCCAATCTCAATAACACGTAATCCGGCCTCTACAAGTCGTTTAGCAAGGCCAGTGTCACGAGGCATCCTTAATTCCTTCCTCGTCTTCTTTAGTATCGTCATCATCTACTTTTGGAGCTGGATTATAAATAGATTCTTCGTTCGGTCCAGGATCCGGCTTATCGATATTAGTAGGACCAGGATCCTCATCTTGATCATAAGGTCGTTCAATCATGGTCACATCCTGTCTAATTATTCGCTATCTTCTTCGTTACCGTCTTCGGAAGATTCTTTTTCTGGATTAGCTTCTCGCTTTAATTCTTCAGCCCTTTGACGTTGCTCTTCAGTAGCACCTTCCAGAGTTCCTTCTCGACGTTCCCGGTGGACACGTCGTTCTTCTGCTAGTTCAGTTTCTGCAGTGTTCTCGGGAGGTTCAACTGTAGTCATTGTTTTCCTTCCATTTTGACGGACTTGAATTGATGGATGTAATTGCACTAAAGAACTCGCATAAGATAATTACAAACAAGGTAAGGCTGCATGTTATTGTGAGCAGTACCACTTCCAGCGCTATTGATTGCCGGATTCCCAGCAGTGAGGTTCCAGGCCGGAGCATGATCGACATTAGCTCCTGACTGTGAGAAGATCGTCGACGCAGCAGCTGAACCGATGACGACTTGCAATCCACCTGGCACGGTGACGCCGTGTGTATGTGCTGCCATTTCACCCGTGGTCAATGCGTGCGCTGTTTCACCACCAATCGCACCTACTGCGAGTGCACCGCCGGCCATAACACCAACTCTTTGTCTCTTATCAGGAAGCCCAAAAGTACTTCCATCACCAGCACCATACGCAGTACCAAAAAGTCCGAACAACGTTGCGTATGTGGTACGAGAAATTGTTTGTCCATTTGGGAACTTCCAATTAACAGGTTCAGTAGATCCATAATATTCAATAACTGATCCTATTGGTACAGAAGTTGACCCTTGCCACGCCGTTCCTGTCCAAACATACTCACTATTTGTGTCAGTCTCATAAATAGCAACGCCTTCGTCTGCTGCAGTTAACCCAGCCGGACGAGTAGAACTTGTACATATAACCCGTTCTTGCAACTTCCACCGTGTACCGGTCCATATTCTTGTAAGATCGGTATCGGTTTCATAAATAGCCGTACCTTCATCTCCGGATACAAGCGATGGACGAGTACCACTTGTACAAATAGTAAAAGCGGAACCCGATACCCCCATTGGTCCACGAACACTTCCGGCATCGATGTTTGTTCCGCCGCTGGTTTGTAAAATAAGATTATCTCCAACAACGCTGCCATCAATAATAGTAGCAGCTTCCATTGCTTCCATACGTTCTTTAGTTAAACCAGTTACGGTTGCCATATATCCTCCTCGTTCTTTTCACTGCTGCTAATGCTATAACTAATTGCGTCCCAATATAGAGCAGTATCAGATACGATTTGGAACGTGGTGTCGTCAATCATTGTAATTATAGTAGTATCGTCGTCCAAAGTTTCTGCTGTCCATGTACCATCACCATGATCAGTGATAGTAAGACGATCCCACTTCCTAATAAAACTACCAAAACTTTGTAATGGTGGAAGACGTGCCGCATTGTTGTCATCACCATAAAGAAGACTTTCAATGTCCTTTAACAAATGTGGATCTATTTGCCGACTATCAATGATAACATGCGAAGTTGGACGATAAGTTTCAAGCTCTTCTGGAATTGATGTAATATCCCATTCAAATTCAAGAGGCTCAACATCTAAAGCTAATGTTTGGTATTCTCTAGCTGATGGAAGCGCTGTTAAATTATATAAAATATGAATCTTATAACCGGCACGAACGCCCTCAATATCGTCACCAATAACGGTTTGATATGACAAACCAAATCTACGGAATGGTTGGTTCGTAATAAAAAACCCTACTTGCTCTCTTCTTACACCTTCATAATATAAAAATTCATCTGGATAAGTAAATGCTCTTAACGTAGCAGTAAGATCACCATTGCTAACGATGTCATTAAATTTAACACCGTCAAAGTGAACTGGCGTAACTTCATGATCTTCATCTATTTCG